GTACAAACAATTGTACAGTAGGTCGTAACTCACAGAAGATACAAGGATCAGCTGCAGATTTAACAATAAGCACTAATGGTGCGGGCATTGCGCTTGTTTATGTAAACAGTGACAATGGATGGAGGTTGAAATATAACGACTAATGGCTAACTTACAAGATATAGTAAACAGAAGTGAAGTAGGCGCAATTAAGCCTTGGACTAAAGCTACAGCCCCAGCAGGTTACTTATTATGTGACGGCTCAGCTGTATCAAGATCAACCTATGCAGAATTATTTGCTATAGTTTCTACAACTTATGGATCTGGTGATGGATCAACAACTTTTAATGTTCCTCAATTACAAGGTAAAATGCCACAAGGTTATGATGGTAACACATATAATTTAGCAGGTACAGGTGGAGCAAATACAGTGACAGTTGCGGTAACTAACAACCAAGCTGCAACAAATGCTACAAACCAAGCTGTTACCGTAACAGGATCTATTTCTAATACATCATTAACAACGGCTCAACTAGCAAGTCACAATCATGCTGCAGGTGCTAACTATCAAAGGGGATCTGGAGGAAACCAGGTACAAGGAATGGGTCGTCAAAACGTACAAAATGATGGTTTTAATAATGATGTTACAGCAAGCGCAGGCTCTGGAACTGGACACAACCACTCTCACACTTTATCAGGAACTTTAACTGGTAATATTACAACAAGTTTAACTGGATCCGTTACGGCTGCAGGAACAAATTCATTCTCACCTTTTGTGGTGGTAAACTATATTATAAAGCATTAGGAGATATTGATGGCAACACAAATAGTAATATTAAATGGAGATAGCATTACACTTGATGATTCATACCATATTAAATGGGCTGATAAAGGTAAGAATTGGGTAGATGGTTGGCTTCCAAACACTATTCACGCAGTTATTTGGAACAATTTAATAGGGCAAAATGAAATACAAAGTAAAGATCCAGCTACTGGAAATATGACGGGTAATACTAACTTATCTGCTACCAGTGATGCTGTAGGATCAACTACTATTGCAGCTTTATTAACTTGGGCTGAAACAAGACAATTACAGATTGAAGAAGCAAAAGCCAGTTATTTTTCGGCCGCAAAAGCCGATGAAGATAACGGAACAAGTAATGCTTTAGCAAACTGGATGGCTTACGATCCAAATTACTCGTAATTATTTAAAACTTTTTTTTCTCCAAAATAGTTTCTTATATTTATCAATCCATATACTATTTAACATATGTAATGTTTTTGCATGAAGTTTTTCCATATAAAAACCAGACCATATTTTCCAAGGTTCTCTTTTAAAAGGAATTACTTGAACCATAGGTTCACCTTTATTTATTATAAACTGTTCATTTCTTTTATGTAAAATAAAAGGAAAATTAATCTCATTAATGTAAGTATCTGTATCAACAATTCCCGCTATAATTTCAAACCTAGGTTCTAATCTATTCATAGGTTTAATAAATAAACAACTATATCCTGGAGGTGTTTTAATTAACCATTTACTATGAAACTTACCCGCATGTTTACCTGACATTTTTCTCCAAGAATTAGGTAATTGTGTTTGATTATGAAAACCAAAATCATCTTCTTTTTTACTAGCTGGAGTTACAGAAAAATCATCTTCAACGGAATCTACCACATAATCTTGATCAAAAGGTATAATGTAACCAGCAGTCATTGAGTCTAAAAAAGGCATACATGTTTTTAATGTTGGATCATGAACATTACCATCAACATGTCTTTCAAGTTTTTTATATTCATCGGGAATAAATCTTGATGCTGGTTTAGGATGTGGCCATATATCAAGCATTTCTTTATTAGTTGCACAAAATATAATTTTCTTATTTATCATCACTATTTATTTTTTGTATAAAATTAAAAGACATTGATCTTCTAGTTGCTTCTTTTATTTTAGTTTTAAAAGGCATAACACAATGTTGATGCCTAGCCTCAAAAATATAAAAATGACCTACTTCAGGTTCCATCCATGTGGTGTCTACACCATCAACGTCCGTAAAACCTAACTGACCGTCTTTAAATTTATGTGGGTCTTTTACATCATTTATAAATTCTGGTATTTTTAAAAACATTACACTAGACCAACCAGTATTATCATGATGAGTGTGAGGAGGATTGTATTCTCCTTCTTTCATATCATTTATCCAACAACTTAAAATTTCTAATTCTTTAGTTCCTTTATATAAATTTATTTTTTCTAGTGTTTCAATATAGTCATTCATACAATCAACTATATTTTTAGATATTTTAGTTTTACCAATATGATGTGTAAACTCAAGTTCAGAATCTAATCTTCCTGCTAATCTTGGACCAAAAGAATTAAGATTTTTTTTATGCTCTTCATATTGATAATTTAAATCATCAATAGCCTCTAAAGGCATATTGTATCTTTTAACCATTCTACCAAAGACGTTTGTTTGTGCTTTCATTCTTTTTTCTATCACTTTCATAACACAAATTCTCTGTCAAGAAAACAATTTTAAAAAGATTACTTGATATATTCTGTACACATGTTTAAATTAGATCTCACCCAAAAATTATAAATCAAGGAGATATTATGGAAAATCAAGAAGTATTGAAGG